TATCTTCGTCTTTTAACAGTTAACGATGCGTCTGTAACTGGCGGAACTCTAAGCGATAACGCTGGAGATACCACATACATTGACTACATCCCATTCATCGTAGATGTAGAACTATTTGATTCAACATTTAGCCTTCCTGGAGAAGACCGCTTCGCGCAAGTAGTTAAAGCGCTTGAGGCAGCAACACAGAAGGCAGTAGAAAGAGAATTCTGGGAAGGAGCAGCCGCTCGAGCTGAATCATCTGCCAATGGCAACATGTATCTCAGCAAGACAGGTGCTGCAACTATTCCAGTTTCTGGTGCTAAGAAGCCAGAGAATGCCCTAATGATCTTAGAACAAGCAATTGCTGAATCACCTACAGGTGAGAATGCAGTTATCCACATGACTCGTGATGTGGCTTCAATTCTAGGCTCCCGTCTTATTTATAAGAAGGGTGAGAATGAGAATTCAGGAAGTGCTATGACACGTCTTGGTACTCATGTTGTCATTGGTTCAGGTTATACAGGTAACGGTCCTATTGGTGATACAAATGCTGCCGCATCTGCTACCAACAAGTGGATTTATGCAACTAGCATGGTTGACGTGCACCTCGGAAAAATCGAGATTGTGAACGAAAACTTAGCTCAAGGTGCAGATGTTACAATTAATAACATGCGGATTAAGGCTTACCGCCCTGCAGCTGCGTATGCAGATCCGTCAATTCATTACGCAATGCGAGTGACACTTCCTAATGACTAAAAGCAACAACAACATAGAATAAGGAGCACACTGGAATGGCTACACAGGACTACGCGGCTAGCGTCCAAGGTGTGGCGATCCGAGTCACTCGACTGGACGCCGCTGGTAACTTGCTCAATGGAGCAGGTGACTCTTACACCACCTCGGCGTTTCTTCGCGCATCATTCACCCCTGAATATGAAGAGGGTGACGAAATCGTTGAAAAGTCTGCTGACGGTACTGTATGCGTGTCATACAAGGCCCCAGACACACTAAAGCGCATCACTATGGAGATCGCGATTTGCGAACCAGACTCAGAGCTTTCAGCTCTAATGTCTGGCGGTCTACTTCTCCGCAAGAATTTTGGTTCTTATGCATCACCTGACAACAAGTCAGTCGGTTGGGCCGCACCAGCCGTTGGCGATGACCCTGCTGGCAATGGCGTTGCAATTGAAGTTTGGTCTTACGCAGTTAAGGATGGAAAGCGTGCAACTGGTCTTCCATACTTCTACTGGGTATTCCCATACGCAAAGCTTCGTCAGAGCGGCGACCGCGTAATTGAGAATGGTTTGCTTGCAAACACATTCGAAGGTTACGGTCTTGGAAACCCTGAGTTCAATGCTGGTCTAGATGGCCGCTGGGAGTTCCCAGTAGCAGCAGAGCGTCCATATTCATACGCTCGTGCATCATGGGCTCCAGAAGGACTAAAGGGCTTCTACCGCTGGTTCGACTTGTCAACAAAGACAGTCACCAACAAGGCTCTTACTTCAAACGTTGCAACCCTTACAACAGGTTCTGCACACGGATTCGAAGTTGGTCAGTCAGTAACCATCGAGGGCGTTGATTCAACATTCAACGGAACTCACACAATTACTGCAGCTCCAACTCCAACATCCTTCCGTTTTGCTAAGACAGCAACTGATGTTCCATCAGCAGCAGTAAGCCCAGCTGGTTCAGCAACTCGTAACCGCGGATATCTCGCAGTCTCTGACTTCGATAGCCAAGGTTCAGAAACTGGATATAACGTTCCAGGCTCTGATGCCTACAACCCAGATCTACCAATCGACTTCATCATTGCGTCGACTGAGGATCCATCCGCCTAGTAATAGTAGGAAAAAGGGGCGGGCAGATGCCGTTAGTGTTTAACACTCGGTTCCCTGCCCGCCCCTATTCACATCTGGAGAAGAAAGGGACGAAATGAGCAATCTTTGGGTTGAAACAGATGAGTTGGGTATCTACGCTGACTCTGATTATGCCTATGATGCCGTCAAAACCGCTTCTTACATGCTCTGGGCTATGTCAGGCCGTAAGTTTTCTGGCACCACTACAGTAACTGAGCGTTACGTTTCAATGTACGACCCTTACCTTCGTACTGGTGCTTCTCACTTAAATTATTCTCCTACTCTTATTAATGGTCAGGTTGAAAATCTTCCTCAAGGAGGGTTTGGAATTGACTCTCACCATGATTATCAAGGAGATGGAACATCCTCCTATAGTCGCGTAAGACTTCGCGGTCGTAAGGTAGTTCGAGTGCATGCTCTTCGCACAGGTGACGGAGATATTGTTGATTCAAGCACCTACTACTTGGCAGACCACTCGACAATTTATGGCACCCCTAATGCCACATGGACTCCATCTAACGTAGAAGTTACATACACATACGGAAGCCCACCTCCAGTAGCTGGTAGAGCTGCTGCACGTATGTTGGCTATTGAACTTGTTAAGTTGTATGAAGGCGACGACACCTGTGCCCTCCCTCAACGTGTGACCTCGGTTTCTCGTCAAGGAGTTACTTACACAGTTCTTGATTCACAAGATTTTATTGATGACCTTCGCACTGGTGTTTATGCTATTGACCTATTTCTCAAGACTGTAAACCCAGACAAGGCTCGTGCACGCTCTCGCGTATTCTCTCCAGACACCCCTCGTGCTCGTCGTATTGTTGGACAAGCTCCAGCATTCGAGCTGTCTGCATTTGATTTGTATTTTAATCAAGAGGGTGGAACAGTTGTTTATTATCTAGATGAATTGAATGCTGACTTCTTGACAGAAGATAATGCTTGGACAGTATCTACAACTGTCTCTAACTATACTAATACAATAAGCACAGTATTTGAGACTGCAGCAGTATTAGACAGGGTTGAAGGAACAATCCGTCTTAGCCTTAACTACTCTCAACTTCTTCCAATTCTTGGAACTCGTGACCCAGGAATTTTAGATTTATACGCAACACGGCCAAGTTTAGGTAACCCAGAGGTCGATGAAGTGATTAACTTACTGACTAGCAACGTCATTTATCAGCTTGGTAACCCTGTAACACCAATAGCCCTACCTTAGAGACGGAGATAGACAATGGCACTTCCAAATGTTACTGGTGTGTCAAATGACGCTAAGAACCTAGCTAATTTGATGCAAGATGTTCTCAACAGAGTCATCACTGTATACGAGTCTTATGACATGCCTCTTCCAGCACGTCGCTATTGGAACATTGCGACCCCTGCTGTCGATTGTGAACAGCTTGTTGTATCTATGATTCAAATGTATGTAGGAACTCCAGGCGATGAAGCCACAGAGCCACGCCGTTGTAATGACCCAAGAAGCGTTACTTTAAATATTTCAGTTTCCCGTTCTGTTCCAATTTTGCAGAATAATGGGCAACCTCCACTTGCAGATGACATTCAAGAAGCAGCAGTGGTTGCAGCATATGATGCGTGGATTTTAATGGAGAGCATTAATCAGTTTGATTCGTGGGCAACCAATGGTCCCTACGGTATGGGAGTTATTGCAACTGTTGATTCTGCACCTCCTGAGGGTGGATATCAAACAACTCGTATGACTATCACGATGGCGGTTCCATAAAATGCCTAAAAATGTAATTTTTATTGAAAACAAAGTAGGTATGGAGTATCTGCTTAGAAGTCAAAATGGGCCTATTGGAAGAGATTTAAAACAACGCGGCCTAAGAGTTTTAGCGGGGGCTAAATCTCAAGTTGGTGTGCAAACTGGAGCACTTCGTGCCTCTCTCCACATGCGTCATTTTTCTGACACTCGAGGTCAGTATGTTCGAGTTGGTTCAAATTTGAACTACGCGAGGGCACACCATGACGGTACATCACCCCACATAATTAGACCAACTCGCAGACACATGCTTAAGTTCCAAACAAAAGGACAAGTTGTCTTTGCCCACGTGGTGAAGCACCCTGGCACGAAACCGAACCGTTATCTCACAGATAACCTTAGGTTGGCAGGGTAAAATATAAACCTATTACAAATGTAATAGGCAACGACACAAACAAAGGAAATAGGATGACAAACCGATTCAAGGACTTCGGTGGAAGTACTCAGGAGTACTCCCCACTTTCGTTCAAGATTCACGGTGAAGAGTTCCACTGTCGCCCAGCAATTCAGGGCAAGGTACTTCTCAACATCGTGGCAGGTGCAGATGAATCTGATGGTGCAGCGGTAGCACGTACCATTAATGATTTTTTTGAAACAACTCTCCTTCCAGAGAGCTTGACTAAGTTCAATGCACTTCTTAGTGACCCAGAAAAAATCGTCACCGTTGATACTCTTGGTGAAATTACTGCGTGGCTTGTAGAGGAGTATTCAAGCCGCCCTACGCAGCAGCCAGAGCCTTCATCGAGTGGGCAGTAGATCTCTGGCCTTACGTTAATGGGAAAGCACTTGTGAGCGGGCTGAAACTAGTTGAGATGGATGCGGCTGATATGGTCGACGTCCTTCACTACTATTTTGAGGAAGATTTAAACATTGTTTCTCAAGAACAAGTAGCAGCAAAGTCAGAGTCTCGTTCAGTGATCTACAGAACGTTGTATGGCACGACTTACAAGTACAGAATAGATGCAGGC